GGGTCGGTAACTATTGCGTCTACGGATTCGCTCGGCATAGCCGCGATAAGCTCGCGACAGTCGCCGTGCCGTACGTCTACTACCGGTGCATCGCTCATTCGGGAAACAGGGGTTCGGTTCGCGGGTGTGGGCATCGGACGCGTGCGCCGGAATGATGCTGGTCTAGTTCGTCGGTGTTCGGTTTCGTCCCGGTCTGAGCTACGGGGTCGTAGCACCATCGGCAGAGCCATAGGGGTTCGGGTAGGCGGTCGCCTACGGTGCTTCGCTCTTGCGTTAGTGGCGGTTCCCATCGTGGTATTCCGTTTGCTACTTCGGTTCGTGCGCAGCTTTCGCAATGCGGTTCGTTAGCGTCGGCCATGCGCTGGCGTTCGAGCGCGTTAGGTGGTCGTGGCGTGTAGGTGTTTACGATGGCTAGGGCGCGGTCTAGGTGTTGTCGGGCTTTGGCTAGGTTTTGTTCTAGGTCGTGGTGGTCTCGGGCGGCGTTGTCGGGTCTTAGCGCTGCGGTTGCGGTCGGGTCGCCGGTCCCCGATGCGGTGATCTTGTCGGAGTCGTATCGGATGGCGGATGGTTGTCCGTTGCGTGCGTCGCGTATGCGGTCTAGGACGGTGCCGCCGTACTGGTCTCGGGTTTGGATTAGGCGCAGGATGGTTAGCGCCGTGGTGGCGGTTTCGTGGGTGTCGCGTGGTATTGCCATTGCGTAGGGTCTCCGGTCTTCTATGGTGGCGTGAGAGCGTTAGTTAAGGGTTCTAAGACGTTGCGGGTTCGTTCGGTAGGGTTTCCCGCTTAAGTAGCCTTAGAGCGACTGTAGAGCCGTTGAGCGCTGCGGCGATTTGGGAAGTGTTCGCGGTCGGGTATTGCTCTAAGAGCCGGGCGGCTTTGTCGTGGCCGTCTTCGTCGTTAACGATTTGGTCGCGTACGGTGCGTCGCCATGCGTCGGGGTTTCGTATGTTGCTTACGTTTGCTTGCCGCTGGCGTACTGCCTCGTCGATTGCTGCGGTGACGGTTTCGTTTGCGGACGGTTGCGAAGATGTTTGGTCGGGTCGGGTCGGGTCGGGACGGGTACCTGCTTCGTCGTTTGCTTCGTTAGCAAAATGTTTTTGCTTCGTCTTTGCTTCGGGTTTGCTTCGTTTCTGACCGGATGCGAGTCCGCCTTTACGACCGGATTCGGCCCTACGTTCTGAGACGGTGAGCGTTTGGTATTCGTCCCAATCATGGATACGCCAGCCGTCCGGGTCGGTGATCCATAGCCCGGCGGTTACGAGCTCTTCCGCGATTGCTGTAGAGCCGCCGACCATTCGTATAAACGATTCCGGTACCACGTCTAAACGCTGAGCGCACGACCACGAAAGCGCCCGTACCCATAACCCGGAAGCCTCGAGACTAAGCCCGATAACTTTCGGATGACACCACCATCCGTCGTCTACCTTTGCCCACACTAGAACGACCGCCTAGCGTTCACGCGACGTAACGCTAACTGCGCTTCTCGTTCACGGTAGCGGCGTTCGGATTCCTCATAGAGTCGGCACATACCGTCTAGGTCTGAACGTAACTGGTCTATCTCCGCTAGGGCTTGTCGTACCCATATCGGGTCTATGGCGGTTAGGGAATTTGCTACGTTGCGCATACGGTCTAACTGTTCGCGCGTCATTGTTCGCCGTCCTCGCGGGTTTCGTATGCCATAGGTCGGCCGTCGTGGCCGATAACTACCATTACTTCGATTACGTGACTGGTTACGATGCGTCGCCCGTTACCCATACAACCGCCGCACCACCAGATAGCGCCGGTGTTCTGCGTACACGGTGCGTTTATAAAACAGTCTGAGATAGGCGACAAGCCCCATACTTCAGCGTCCACTTTTAGCCCCTTGGGTTAGTGCGTCGTATTGTTGTACTAAGAGCCGGGCGGCTTCGAGAAGATACACGCCGTCGAATACGTCGGTAGTTTCTTCGCTGAGTCTCATGAGGCGCGCTGCGATCTTCGCGACGCTGAAGCCGGTGTAGTGCATTAGTTCCCCTTGCTGGTTTGTTAGCTGAAATTTAGTTTCGCGCGGCATCCGGGCCACGGTTGCCAGCCGCGCGCACGCCATAAACGTAACGCTATATCTAGTTGCTGTTCTCGAGTCGCCTCATATGCGTACGTGGCGTATTCGTTACCGCCGTATCCGTTCCACGTAACGGTATGGAACATCAGTAAGCCGGAGAAGCCGCCGGTTACAAGCGGGTAGTCGTGACGGTTGCCGGACTCGCAGTAGGCGAGCGCTTCCCATTGTGCTTCGGTCGGGTCGCTAACCGGTTGTCGTGGTGGTGGTGGTGGTGGTTGCGTTGTCGTCGTATTGAGAAACGATAGGTCCGGTAGCGTAGTCGTCGTCGGGTCCGGTGCGCCTGCTAGCTCGTTCGTAGGCGTTACTCCCGGTGCGTCGGCTTGCGCGACACCGCAACCAGTCAGCAACAACAAAAGCACCGTCAACGTAAGTTTCTTTTTCATTCTGTACCCTCTTTAGGTGTCATCCAGTAATCACGTTTACCGGCACGTTTCGAACACTCGCAACGTATAGCAACAATAGGTAACGGCGAAACATAAACCGCGTTACAACGTTTGCAATACCATTCGCACGCGCCGCCGGTCATTAAATTAAGTCTTCCTGCGCTGCGAGTATCGCGAGCTCACTATCGGATAACCGGCGCATAGCTTTACGTACGTCGGACCCTTCCGGGCTTCGTCGCCAGACCCGTTTAAACGCTTCGCGTAGACGCGGGTCGTTTGCTTGTGTCCAGTCTGAGAAGTCTACGCCGCCCCATATGCCGTATTTTTCTTCGGTTTCGTATGCGTAGGTTCTACATTCGTGCGCTACTGGGCATTGCGCGCAGATTGCGCGCGCGGTAGTTGCGTCGGTAAAGAACGTTTTAGTTTCTATATCGGGGTCCGTGCATAAGCCGCGTACCATCCAGATGCGTTCGGCTTGTTTGCGGTGTCGAGAATGAAACCACGCTATACCCGCGTCTCTCATAGCTTCCCCTTTCGTATGTTCGCGATAACTTCGCAGAACGTACCACTAAACCATTCGGTACCGTGATCCGGTAACCAGCGTGCAAGCCATTGCGCCACGTCCGGTACGCCACGGGTCCGGCGTACCACGATCGCTAGCCGATCCGGTCCCGCCTGCGAAGCCGCTTGCGTGCACCATGACGGCCACGCCGACGCGGCTACGTCTTTAACTTCAATGACTACGCCCGGTATCGCGTCGATATCGCCGGGCTGGCGACCGTCTCCCGCTAGGTAGCGACGTGCGTCCGGGTAGCCGTTGTCGCGTAACCAGTTAACTACCTTGCGTTCAGCGTCAGCACCACGCCGCCGAGACGCTGCACCGGTCACGGTGTAAACGTCCTACCAGTTAAACGCGCGAGAATATGCGCCGCTAATCGTGGCGGTACCGCGTTCCCTACTTGCTGAAACTGTTTAGTCTTAGAACCTTGTAACGGATAATCCGCCGGGAAAGACTGCAAAACCAGTGCGTCGGTAATACTGATACGAACCGAACCGGCGCGGTCTTGTCTAGGTCGAGTAAGGTCTACGCCGGGACCGGCGACGATATCGGGACAGAACGAACCGACAAGGGTCGTAGCGGGACGGGTGAACCACCACGCTTCGGCCTGACCTGTTAATGCCGGTGCCGGTGCCGATGCCGGTACGGTTTGCGCGTCCTCACGCGTACCGCCCTTAACCCATCCACGACCGGTATTAACAGACCATTCGCCACGTTCTATTTCTCGTTTAATAGTTTCGTACGCACCCGAACCGCCATGCATAAGAGGAGAAGCCCTAGCCGTTAAGGTCCACGCCGGTTTAGGTCGACCCCATCCGAGCGCGTCGGCCATAGATACCCACGGTCGGAGCTCATCCGCGAATAGCGACGGTTCAGGGTGTCGGTCGTGCGTCGGTTCCGGCGGTCCGATCGGCCCCATACGAGAAGCCACTAAAATAGCGCGTCGCCTAGTTTGCGGTACTCCATAATTAGCAGCGTTTAAAACGCCCGACCAAGTGTAATAGCCAAGCTTTCGTAGTTCGGTTTCGTAGTCACGCCAAACCGGTAAAGCGGGTGGTACCTGTTCGCACGCTATCCACTCCGGCCGCAAACCCTCCGACCAGCGCAGCACTTCGCGAATAAGTTGCCCGCGTTCGCCTTCAATACCGGCACGTTTACCGGCTAGCGAAAAGTCTTGGCAAGGTGGCGACGCGATTAAACCGGTAACCCGGTCGCCAAACTGCTCGAGAGGATAAGCGGCTATATCGGTTCTTATAGTCGCGTGACCGGCAGCGGCTCGAGTCTCGCACGCGGCCGCGTCCCACTCTAAACCAATCTCAGTAGCGTGCAGGTCCGGCGCAAGCATACGCAAACCCTCAGACCAGCCGCCCGGACCCGCGAAGAGGTCAATAATCATACGGAACCGGTCGCTATCAGATACACAAAGAAAACAAATACCCATACGATCGCGATAACCACGACCAACGGCCATACCGGTTCGTTATCCATTATCTACCCTTCTTACCAGTAAACCGTATGCGTATGCGTCGCTAGGGTTCTCATGCGTCCACCTATGATGCCCACGACAGATAGCGATAACTACCGACGGGTTTAGGTGCGCTCCGGGGTGCGTTGCGCGTGGCGTGATTTCGTGAGCATCTAAACCGCCGAAACAAACGACCTGCGGAACAATGGCGGCGGCTTGGCATCGGTAGTCGGCTTGCTCGAATACGTCGCGGCGTAGATTCATACGCTGCGCATACTCGGCGCGTCGTTTTTTAGACATTTTCGCTAGCGGTGTCGTCCGCCGTAGCGGTCCCGAACGTTTCATAGTCTCCCCTTTCTACTCTTTGGCAATCGTTAAACGGTAACCGGACTCGTCGCCCGGCTACGTTAACGGTAGCGATACGCGACCGTGGCGTTACATACTGCAATCGACCTAACCGCCCATCGGGCAGACGGACTAGCGCAGAATCATTAGCAAGCCATCCGGCCGCGTTGGTTATACGGTTGCGTTTAACCACGTAACGACCGCTTCGGCTTGTTTAAGAGTCAGCGACTCCGAGAGCTTTGGTATACCTTCCTGCGTACGCCAGCTTCCGTACTCACGTAGCAACGGTTCCGGGAGTAACGCTAGCCGCGCGTGTAGTTCGTCTACGGTTGCGCGCGTCGCGATCGGTTCGCCGGTCGGTTTCGCTACGGGCTGGCGTTTCGGTTTCGGTGCGGTCTCGAATACTTCCGCGTCCGGGTCGGGGTCGTCGGTTGGAATAGTGAGCGTCTGTAGTAGGCATGTACGGTAGGCGACGCTATAAGCCTTCGCTAGTGCTTTGTCTCCCATATCGAAAGACTCGCCGTATACGACCGCTGCGAGTGAGTCCCCTTCGGGACCGTAAAATACGTAGCGGATTTTCACGACAACGCGCGTAGCGGTCTTGCCGCTAGCGAGCTGCATTGCTTCGAATTGCACGTCTTCGGTTTGCGGTATACAGATTATGCCGTGCTTACGGAACGCCGGACCGCACGCGTTCATCACCGCGTCAATACCGCGAAAGTTAAACCGCTGCGCTTCGTTCTTACTGTCCTTACGTACGCTACGTACGTCTTCGGAAGCGGCCGCGAGAGCCTGCACTACGCTAAGCGTTGTCATTTGTTCCCCTTCGAGCTAAGTAGATTCCCCAGCAAGCCTGCCCACACCGTAAACCGACTTCGCCAGCGTCGTAACGTACCGCGTCAGCGTCAGTAACCGGAAACGACATACCGCCGCAATGGCACTTACGCCAAACTAACCCGTCTTTTAATTCCATTGCGAACGCTCCCGTTGCCAGTCGTGCGTTTCTTCACTCATGCGGGCGCGATCTTCCGCAGACCGATACCGACGCTCCCGCGCCTGTTCGCGTTTCGTTTCCGCCCGATGGTGCAAGGTCAGTAGCCCGATACCGACCGTAGCGGACCCGAGAGTAAGCAACGCGTAAACAATAGTTCCGGCCGCTATAGACGTTTCAATAAACCAGTTAAGAGTAAGCAACGCAAACGCGATAAACGCGATACCGGCACCGTACTTAGCTGCGTTATTCATCGTCGCCACCTACCGCGATCGTTACCCGGTCGCCGTGGTCAAACGCAAACCATTCGTTACGCGTGGTCTTTACGGTGATGCCGCCGAGACGCTCGTTAATTTCCTCGAGTCGGTGCCAAAATGCGCGTACTCTGATTTGGTCGCCTACTTTTACGTCTTCAATATCTACCGAACGCGTCCAAGTGTTAAGACGTTCTAACGGGTCACGTCGCGCGACCTCTGCGGGCGGTAAATTCTCTGCTTCGTACTCGTTAAGCGATTTACGTAACGCTTCGGTCGCCTGCGTAAACTGGTCTAGAAGACCGTTTGGGTCCACGCTAGAAAATAGAAGGTCTTTAAAACTGACGAGCGCCCGCCCGCCGTCGGTTACGGAAGCGTAAATAAATTCCGCTTCGCTTTCTATTACGTACATTGTTTCCCCTGTCTAGTTGGTTTAGTGAAACGCCTCTCGCCGTCTGTAAAGACGAAACCGGACTCTCCGAACGGTTATGGCCCGAAGCGTTCCGGTAGCTGCACCGGCGACGGGTGGCGGGACCCGGAGCTTTCGACCAGTTATAGGGTCTGAGCTCGCCGTAGGCGGTACGACCGCCGGTGCAACTACCGCAACGTTTCGTAGCGGTTACTCCCGTCTTAGTTCTCTCGTATCGAATAGGGTAGCAAATTCCGGCCGACGCTCTACCAGTAGCCGCGCGTACCGGGAAGAGTAGTCGTTACTAATGCGGAACGGCTGGCCCGTGGTGGCCCGTCGGTAGTTCCATCGCAGCACTTCAATTAGATATTTTATACCTATTTTCCCGTCGCCGTTGCGGTATTCAACGTCGGCCAGTTTCTCTAGCTCGTCGCCTATCCACGGGTTCGCGATATGGAAGGCTAGGAATCGTTCGCCTATGGTCTCGTATTTTCCGGTCGTGGTTTTCCATGCCGGGAATAGGGTAGGTGCTTCGTAGGTGGTCATTTCGTCCCCTTGCTTAGTGGTGGTTAGTTTGTCTCGACTGTGTGACACTTGCGCGGATAGTTACATTTCGTCACGGCTAATAGTGGTGCGGTAATACGTTCTAGCGCGCTCAGCCAAGACGGAACGGCACAAGCCGCAGACCGGTTCGCCGTTCCTACGGTGTCGGACCGCTGCGGCGTAGGTTCCGCAAGGCTGTAGTTCCCGTGGTGGTTTGCCGCGTCGGCGGTCTCGATACTCTCGGGCGCGTTGGGCATCATTCTTCGCCATCGGTTAGGACTGCTCCGCCTGTAGTGCGGATACGGTCGGTGAGTCTTTCGGCGTGGCCGTCGCGGAGTATGGCGGAGTCGGCGGCGTACTGGTCGCCGTTCTCTAACGCTAGGGAATGTACGTAGCCGAGTAGGTGCGAACGGTATTGCAGTAGCGCAGCAACCAATAGCCGCCGATCCCCTTCGGTTAGGTTAAGCGGTTCGGTCATCCGATGACCTCTCTATATTCGCGGGCGGCCGGGAAATGGTCGGCTTCCCATTGCGCTAATTCTTTTGCATAGCGAAACGTTCCGGCAGACTCAATAAACGCAAGCTCTAACCGGTCATCATTCCAGCGATCCGGGGACCAACGGTAGACAAGCCACGAGCCGCGCCGGTCTGAGTCTTCGTAGATTACGAACGCGCCTTCGATTTCGTTACCGGTCTCATACGATCCGGCTCGGACCCGCTGCCACTTAAGTTCGGTATTCATTTTGTTACCTGACCTTTCCGATAATGAATTCGGGAAAATTCGTAGCCATCTCAAGAGCCAGCGAGTAATTGACGTAACGCTTCGCTTCCTTAAGTGTCATTCCTTCAGCGAGTACGGAAGACGAGCAAGGTTCTTCGGTTGCGGCGTGTACGTCGTAGTAACCGTCGTAACGCCATAACCAAAACCCGCGATATTTGTAAGGTGTAGTTTTCATGCCGTCACCGCCTCAACCGTTGCACTGCAACGCAACCGGGGAGCCATTGAGTAGCTACCCAATGGGTAACAGTATTCGCCTTTTACGTCAGCCTTAATACCTACGCGCTTCAGCTCGCCGTAATAGTTCAGCGTGACAAACTTCGCGGTACGCGAAACGACCGTAAAGCGGTAAATACAGTCCCAGTCGCCGAGCGATCGAACCGCTAATTCCTGTCCTACTTCAAACTTGGTATTCATTGTCTCCCCTTCGGAGCTGCGGAACGCTTGCCGTCCCGATAGAGATATTCAACCACAAACCGTCACGGTATGTCAAGTCTTTTTTTTCTGACCCTCTGACGTGGGGAAATGCACCGGAAACGCAAAATGGCCCGGCCACCCCTAAGGATGACCGGGCCATTCGCGACCGGCTCTAATGGTAAAAGTAATCGGATGCGCCATACGGTGCATACCGTCTATTCGACGCGTGCAGGAATACGCGCCGTCGCTGAGCCGGAGACCTACCGCATAAGCGACGCTGAACCCTTCACGCCAAACGGTGCAGAAATAACCGACGTAAGAACCGACAACACCGCAGCACCAGCCGCAATACCGACAACGTTCCGCCAGTCAGCCGAGAACAAGTTGAAACCCTGCGAAGCGGCAAGCGCCAGAACGGTAGCCTGCGCAGCAGATTTGAGCGCACGCTCTGAAGCGTCGCGTAGCCAAGTGATAGTAAGCATTAGTTTTCTCCGGGTGTAGTTAAGGGGACGGCGGGTTCGTCTTCGTATTCGTAATCGTCGTCGTCTAGTTGCTCTTCTAAATCCCATTCAGGATGTGGAAACGTTATTATCGACATTTTCTACCTTCCATCGGTGAGCGTTCGTTAGGTGTACGGCAAGCCATAGAATCGACAAGGCTACGAAACCGTAACGCGGACCGGTCGTAAGCGAATAGGTAAGCCACGGCAGCGACATAAAGATCGCGACGATAAGCCAGCCGTACCAGCGTTTTCGTTTACCGACAAGCTGAGACATAGCGAGTAAGCCGACAAGTTCGCAACCGAACAAAAGCCACGGCCACGTTTCTTCGGTCATTCGTCTTCGTCGTCTTCTAGCTCTTCGGCTTCGGGTTCGTAAATCATTATTCCCCATAGCACTTCGGCGTAACCGGCAAGGTCTACGATCGAGTCCCTAACCAGTTCGGCCGGGTGTAGTTGCTCTAAACCGTAAGCAATACGCGACAACTTAACCGAAGCCATAAATAGCGCACCCTCTTCGGCGGTCATTTCAATACCAGTAACCGCCCGGAAGATATCTACGCAGCGCCCATAATCTACGGCCGGGTGCGAGTAGACGTATTGCCGGTCGCCGTACACGAGCTTATGGGCGTCGGCTGTAATCGAATCCCACTTAACCGTTTCGGGTTCCTGCGTACCCATAGTTTCGTTTCCTTTGTTATCGGTTGCGGTATAGCGTCGGGTCGATTGTTCCCGCCGCCGTTGCTGCGTCAATAGGCCAGCCGGTAGCGGCCAGATTAGTAAACACTTCGCCCGGCGTATTCAATAGGTCCGAGAAGTTAACTACCGTTAAGACTACGTTTGTCGCTTGTCCGAGTATCGCGGCCGCCTGAGCGCGTGCGCTATACCGATGCTCGGGCACGTCGAAGCCGAACGCTGCAGCAAACGACGCTTCGATCTGCTCGGCTGGTCGGCCGGTGAGGATGACGGTTAACGGTTCAGAGCTTGTGCCGTTTAGGAACGCTTCGGGTGCGGCTTTCATTACTGAGCCGTCGGGAACGTTTGTTATCCAGTCCGCGATCGGTGCGAACATCGTCGCGTGAGAGTAGTAGCCGTATGGGTTTGGGTCGTATGTCGGGTCGATTTCTCGAGACCGTATAACCGCTTCTACGTCGGCGTTAACGTGTGGCGTTAACGTAGACGCTTCCGTAATAGCGCGCATAAGCGCCGACGTGCCGGTGCGATGTAATCCTGAAACTATGTAGCGCATCATTTCACCGCGATCAGTTGTGAGTAACGGAGTTGAACTGAGGCGGTCGGTGAGACACGCGTTCCGGTGGCACCGCTAGCGGCAAGGCTTTCCGTTGCCATCACTATGGATGCACCAGTCCGAGTTACGGTAACCCTTGAAGTCATAGACGCCGGTGGTGCTGTTGAGTTCACAAAGGCAAAGTAACTGCCGACAAGCAACGTAGGAGCGGTGGTCGTCGTTACTGACGGCGCTGTGTCATTTGTCGCAACGCTTCCCGCAACGTCGAAGGCTGTTGCTCCACTAATTGCGATCATTGCTGTTTGAAGAGTTCCGCCATCCCAGTTAGCCCCGCCTGACCATACGAAAGAGTCCGAGCCAGTAGCGACGCGCGAGAAAGTCCGCCACGGAAGAAACCCATAGTTCGTGTCGTCGCCGGTTCCTCGCAGAGTCCATCCTGCCGGTGCGGTTCCAACTACGCCCGACTTTGAATCCATCGTGAAGAACATCTGCACGATGAGAACATCGCCCGCAACGGTTCCGGTAGGGATCGGCAAAGTGAAACCATTTCCGCTTGTGTTGGTAATCGTCGTCGTGGATGACGCCGCACGGAACGCAGGACCACTAGCGGCAGCTGGCGGCGTGTAAGCACCACCGATACGCCCGAGAACAATACGACCACCCGTAAAAGGTCGGACCCTCACGCGACGCCCTGACACAAAACCGCAACCGTATTCGTACTAGACGCAACAATACCGTAAAGCTCTTCGCCCGCTGCAACGTCAATAGACAACGCACCCGCCGCCGCCAACGGAAAACCGTTAGCAGTAGTAACCGCAGACCCGCCAACATAAACAGTCGCGGCACCCGAATTATAAAGAGCAATAGCAAACCCGGTATTGGTATCATCCGGTAAGTTTAGTTTCGTAGCCGACGTAGTAACCGTCACTACCTGAGTCTTAATAGCCATTATTTACCATCCTTCTTTTTTGCGGTCGGTCACCATGACCGGTGCCGAAAGTGTTATACCGCGCTCCGGCGTAACTAGCCAGAGAGCTTGCTGCGCTTGCTCCGGGCGGAAGTTAGAAACCGCTGCGTATTCGTCGTACCCTTTAAGCGAACCGTTAACGATAAGACCCTGTTCCGGTGCGCTTATTAGTTGGTGCCAATGGCCCATAACCATAGTGTCGAACGTGCGACCCTCGGCCGCGTAGCGTTGCGCCTTACGTGCAGACATTCGCATAATAGGAGACCAGATACCGCCGATACCGCCGCCGCCCGTGGTCTGGTCACCATGCGTTAGAAGATGCGTTACGCCGTAGACCGGTACCCAACAGTCGGTCCCTTCGGTGATATCGAAGGTTATAGAGTCGCTGCGTAACTGCCGGGCCAGCATATGACCTAACAGATAGTCGAGATTATCGCGCGCGCGTTGTTTAGTTCGCGGCTTGCGCGTTAGACGACCGTGATTACCGACGACTACGGGTACGTGCAAGCGCCCGAATTCGTCTGCGATTAGTTGTAACGCTGCGGCTATCTGTTCTGACCAGTAAAGCAGAGAACCGAATAGGGTATCTTCGTTTGTTTCTGCGAGGTCGTGCAGCGTGCCGGTGAACATATCGCCGCCGAGCATCACTACCGCACCATCGTAGGTAACGCCGGTCAGATAATGCCGGGCAAGTTTTATAACGCCTTCCGCCCATCGCTCGAGACGTTGCGTAGCTATAACCCGGTCGTATGCGTTTAGGCCGCCTACCTCGTCGGGGTTAACTACCTCGTCGAAATGAGTGTCGGAGAGAACGGCGACTAGTGTCGCGTGGTGTCCGCTACGTGGTTTCTTCGGTGCAAGCCATTTCGGCGGGCGCGGGTTAGCGGTAGTTATTGCATCATGAAAATCTAGGAACTTAGTTAGTTCGTCGGTCTTAGCGTCGGACTGGTCTAGCTGCCTACGTAGCGTAGAATTCTCACGGCGTAGTTTTGCGTTCCGTCGAGCAAGTACGTCTACGTCTTGCGTCGCTTCGTCGTCGTCTAGTTCGTCACGAAAGGACACAACGTAACCGATGCTTTCTAACTGCGTTGCTAGATACGTCTAGCCCGCGGTTATTCATAGCGCGTACAAGCGGTTCGGTAGGTACTGTTTTATCGTTTAGCACCGCAACAATTTCGGCAGCTTCGGTCGGGTCTAACTGTTCGAGAAGTACGCACGTTCGGCAGCGTTGGCCGGTTCCGCGGTTCTCTTTTTTTACTTCGTCTGCGAAGCTCATAGTTTCCCCTTTCGCCGCGTTTACCACTTACGGCGGTTCCTATGGTGTATGTTTTCGTGCCGGTCTAAACGCTGGTCTAGGTTGTCTACTTTTTCGTCTACGCGGTTTACTGATACGTGCAGGTCTAGTAAGCGGTCGCGTACGTCGGTTACTAATTCGCGACCTTCGGCGTGCTGCTGAGTATTCTCACGGCGCAACCTAACTAGCTGCACGATAGCGCCAGTACCGGCACCGATTAGAAGAGTAAGTACCGTCGCTATCCCGATCCATTCGGCAACGCCGAACCCGGACCCGTCAGTTACGGTAGTTGCGGCTTGTCCAAACATGGCACTACGCGAGAAGCGCGCGAAGATCATTAACGCGGAACCAATCACACCACGGCCCGGCAGACGGTGCCGCCTGCCACGATCCCCAAAGCTCGCCCATAGCCGCGAGCGTGACACAAAGGCGACCGTCTGCGGCGTACTCAGCGACAAGATTAGACCCAGAAATACCGGGCTTCACTTCCTGCCACGGTCCAATAGGGCCACCCGGTTTATTAGACCAGCACGAAACAACCTGCCCGCCGTCGGTGAGCGCAAGGTATTCGTCGCGCCTATCTGTATTTTGCATATGGAACATTTCGGTAGCTTTCGTCGTAATAGGTCCGGGGGCTGGTGTTGCGGGTCTAATTGCGTTTACTAGTTGCTGGTCTAACGCGTCGCGGTTCGGGTGTCGGCTCCACGCGTCGGAACGGTCGGCCGGTTGAACGGTCCCGTGGCAGAACAAACCGACGCGATTAAGCGCGTCCGTACCGACCCATTGCGCAGCTGCATTAACGTCAATCCCTAGCGACCGCCATAGTTCGCGGATAGCCGCACCGGCTCGAACTATCATAGCTTGAGTATTCGGGTCGTCTGGCGAAAGGTCCGCAGACCGGCCCGCTAAACAGATATGCCACGTCCGCGAATTGTAACCGGAACTAGCGACGCTAAACGTCGTAAAATCCGGCGGCACAAGGTAAACGGTTTCTTCGCTATCAACGATTACCGCATACGATCCGGGGTCGGAACGTCGCGCAATAAACGCCGCTAACGAACGTGCGCTACCCGGCCCGGTTGCGCCTTCGGAAGTGTGAACCCCTACCGCCCACGTCGGGCTAGCGTTGCGCGTCGTATAAAACTGACGCGACGCAGGCGGGTTATCTAATAGGTAGTAACCCATTAGGCAGGTGCGCCGTACGGGCCGATGTCTTCAATGACCATCGTCGCCACGTTGACAGCGCCGGCGTGCATTGTGATGTTGCCAGTGCCGCTTTGACGCTCAGCGTCCAAACGGATTGTGACTGAACCGGTCGTATTTCCGACAACCGGCCTAGTAATTCCGGCCGTTCGGAGATTGTTATTTGTAGTTCCCAAAGCGGCCGTATGTGCAAGAGCGACACTAGTTCCATCTCTAACAAGGGTGAGAGTGGCCGTGTCGCTTGCGACGCTCGAAAAGAAATTGCAGTGAGCGTTAACGCGATACATACGGCCAGTGACCATTGAAAAAGTAACCGTTAGGTTCGTCAAAGCGACTTGAGTTGTGATCGACCCCTGAGCAGCCGTGACAACAACATAACCAAAACCAGACGTTCCGCCAGCCGTAGCAGTAACTATCCCCCACGGAGAAGACCACGGTTTAGCCCAGTTAACGCCGTTGTAAACCTCAAAACCGTTAAGCGCACTAGCGGCCGTAATGGTTGAGGTCATACCGTTAGTCGGTGCGGTAATCGCAGCAGAGCGAGCGGCACTAGACGCGAACGGGTTAACTACTGCGTCGGCGATCTGGTCCCCCCAAGTTTCATCAATAGTAGTTCCTGCTGTAACGTACGGCGGTACTGCCATTTTATTCTCCTAAAAAATAGTTACGGTTACCAAGACCAGCCGGACGAACCCCAAACTGCGGTATTCCATAGCGAGTCTTGAAGTTTTTGGTAGACGGTTGCGGAAGTAAAATCTAGCGTGACCGTCCAGTCCGTAGGGGTAATGCGAACCCGACGACCACGAATAAACAGATAGCGGTCAACGTTAAAACCCTGCGGCGTTAAATGCGAGAAGTAGACAAGAGAGCGAAGCGTAGAAGCTTGGTCGCTAATTTCCATCCACGCGTTATCTACCTGTTCTTCGGTCGGCTGGCGCATAGGTTGAAAGGTAAGAGACTCTACGCGCCGTTCGGGAAACTGGCCTAGTGCGATCGCCTTAGTAGCGAGCACTTTAACGTCGGTGTCCGTGGCGGTGTCAAGACCGCTTACCGAGTCTACGCGATCGCCGTATAGGTCGCGGCTAGTTTGCGAAGTTGAAGTTTGTACCGTTCCGCCGGTGCGCTCATAGCTCGCAATATTTATAACCGTCGTCGCGTCATAAGCGGTACCGATTGAACCGGACTCGTAAAGAACATTATTCGCGGAAGTGTCAACATTAGAAAACATCATTTGAGGAACGCGGGAACGGGTCTTCTCTAGTAAAGAATTCCTACCTTCGCAGCGCACCACGCCCGCGCCGTCTACCCAAACTGCGCCACCCTCAGCGGCAGCGGCGGCCTCTAGTAGAGAAACTCCCGACCCGGCAAGGTCGGTAGCTTGCTGCGTTGTTTCGCCAACATCCACGGCACGCGCGCCCGTCCAGTCGGCAGCGTCAAGGATACGGTTACACCTAGCGCCGAAACTTTCGCTAGCGCCGACGGGAGTAATAGCTAACCCGGTCCACGCTGCAAGATCGGCGTAGTAATCTAGCGCTGTAACTGAGACGGTGCCGCCAGTCATTTCTAGCGACTCATTCCAAGAGTCGATACGCCCTGCGAATTCCGGCCACGAGATACCTTTATAGGAAGCGGTAACGCGAATTTCGCGCAGCGGTGCGATCGTTGTTTCACCTAACAACCAGTACGGCGACGCTGAATTATCTACCGAAAATTGCCCGTCTTTATTGTCAAGAGTCATAGACAGGCGGCCGGTCTGGTATTTATCCATCTCGTAACTAAAGCTTGCCGCCATATCGAGACCTAAAACATATTCGGTAACGTCTGTAAAAATAGGACCGTCGGCCCAAACATCAGTTCCCCAAACGCCAACGCCCCAAATTCCGGTTCCGAACACAGGCGCTAAGGGGTCCGCAGGGTTAGCCGAAAACCCAACTTCAACCGTAAGCGTTACGTCGCTCCACCCGGTAACGCTCATGCCGATACGTACAAGGCACCGTTAGCGCGCTCATACTGTTTAAGCGCCCGGACAACATCGTCACCGTTAGCGCCAGCGGGCATATTTATAATTACGTTTATTGAAGACGAGCCGTTAAGCATTTGCTTACTGTCTGTATTAGAGAACATACGAACACTAGAACCAACTTTAACGCCGAGCTCCGGACCGCGTTCGCCAACGATAAACGGACCGTCTCCGACCATACCGCCCGTTGCGAAGGTAGGAATTCTGAATTCTGCTCCTGCAATAAGCGCGCCGACGCCCGTGTATTTTACCCAATCGGGGACTTTGAACCCAAAGCCGCCGATGGTGCTATTCCAAAGATTCTTAATACCGTTAAACGCAGCTTCAAACGGTGCGGTAATTGCGTTACTGATTCCAGTAAAGACGTTAGATATAATGTCCTTTGCGGTTTGGAAAAATCCCCATACGCTAGCGATACCCGATTTTATGCTTTCGAAGTTTTGCTGCATCTGAGACCACGCGCCACTAATAACACCGCTAATAGCTTCGAACACCGTACGAACAACAGTCCACAAAAGCATATAGTACGGAACTAAAATGTTTTCGATATACCAGTAAATAGCGTTCCATATAGGTTTAATAACATTGTTCCACGTTGACATAACAACGCTAGCGATCTGTTGAAAAACTTCTACCGCAATTTTAAATAGAAGCGTGTAATACGGTATAAGAATTTTTGTGATATAGAAAACGATTGCGTCGAAGACGTGGCTTATAACGTTTTCCCATGCGTACGAAATGACTTGCTGAATAATTTTAAACGCGTTATCCACTACGTTTCGGAAACTCTCTACGTTTTTATAGGCGTAAACCAAACCGCCGACAAGCGCAGCGATAGCGATTACCACGAGCATAATCGGGTTCGCTGACATAACGGCATTAAGAATCGCCGTGGCGACTGCAACGGTTTTAGAGACAACCGACACCGCCAGTAGGTAACCTTTGTAGACAAGAAAAGCGGTAGCTAAAGTACCGACGAACGGAATTATAAACGCTATATATTTTTGTAGAGTCTGCACACTTTGGATA